CTTCAGACTCACGTCGTCGATGCGGTTGGCCACGTTGAGGCTGGATCCTGGCCAGTTACTCACAAGGTCCGAGGATTGGACGTATGCGGTGCCGTATGTAGTTGTCGCCATGCTTCTCCCTAGTCCAGGTCCGTCGGCTGAATTATGTCGGACCACTTATTAGAAATCGGTACGCCGCCCCATGTCGCGGTGGCTGGTGCCTGGCCCCAGGACACCACCGCATACGAGTACCGGGGATCCGAAAGGGCCAGGGTCAGGCTGACTCGGTCGGGCTGGTGCAGCTCGCCCCATCCCTCGACCACTCCTAAGAACTCACTGAATGGTGCCGGTTGGGGCAGGTCCTGGACGATGACGCGGGCACCGGCCTTTAGGCCCAGCACGCTGGTGCGCTGCCCGGCGGTCAGCAGTTCGAGGAGTACCTCAACCTTGCCGATCTGGTATCGCTGGTCGCCTTGGGCGGTGAGGATGCCTTGGGCTCGCCTTGTCGCAGCGGTCACGTCGGCTAGGCCCGTCTCCAGCCGGACCTCGTTGGGGCCGTGTATGGCGATGCTGGCGGAGTCGGTGACAGTCACGCTGGCCTGTGGATCCGCAGTGCCGTAAGTGACAGTCACGTCATTCACGATTGTCTCGAGGTTCGCGGTCCAGGTCGGTGACCAGACAACGGCAGCCGATGGCAGCACTACGGGAGTCGGTGCCGCACTGGTCGCCCCGTACTGCTCCGACCAGGCCCCAACCGTGCCGGACCAGGTGCTCGTGCCCATGTCGGCCCACGTCGCCGTCGAGTAGTCATAGCCGCGGCGCGTGTAGGACTCGAACCAGATCCGCCCATCTGGCGTGTCGTACACCGTCGCCCCGACCCACTCGCACAGCTCGTCCAGGAGCTCCCGGACGACCGTGGGGCCTGGGGCGTATGCAATCAGGTCGAGCTCTGGATCCGCTTCGGCCGTGTAGGTCAGGCCCGTGCCCGTAAGGATCGCGTCGACCCGGTTCTGCAGGCTCTGAGCGGAGAAGCTGCCGGGGTCGACGTAGCGGCCGAGCTCCCGCAGGTTGCCCATCGCGATGATCGATACGGCCGTGACGGGCGTCCCAGTGAGGCTGTACAGGTGCTCCACCGTGATGTCCGTGATATTCCCGGTGAATCTCGTCGTGGACCAGGAGGAGATCACCACGGAATCGGAGATCTTGTACGGGATGGATGCCTGCCCGTCGACGTAGATCAGCAGCTCTGCGCTGGACGATTCCGGGGTGTTCTCGATGGAGTCGCGGCCGTGGTACACGTTTATGGAGTAGTCGACGGCTGCCAGATTCACGGATGATCCGGCGATAGTCACCCCGGTGACGCTCATGCCAGCAACCGGACCTTGCCGCTAGTGCGGGTTGCCTGGGCTTTCATGGCGTTGTTCAGGGCCGTGACGGGTGCCACGGTCGACGGGGCCCTCGATGTCGACACCGGCGCCGCACCCATCGGTGTCGCGGCGAAGTTGAGAACGGGCGGCCTGAACGGTTGCGGGGCCCCTGGGCTGCCGAACGTGACACCGCCGGGAGTATCACCCGCTCCTCTGAGGGCATTGATGGTCCGCAATGCATCGGCAAGACGAGTCAATGGGCTGACTAGGAGCTGGTCTATGGCGGTTCCGATTGGCCCCATCCCGTCCTTCCACTCCGTGAATGCCTTGTACGCATTGCCTGCCTCGGTGGTGATGGTAAGAAGGTCTCCAATGAGCAGGCCTAGGTCCTCGCCTAACTTCAGCATGACCGGCTCAAGGTCCTTCATGGTCTGCCCGAGCGAGTCCGTCCCGCCCAGTTTGTCCATGGCCTCCTGGATGCCTTTGAGGAATCCTTCTCCAAAGGATTCCTTGAGCTCATCGGCCCCGAGCTTGAGGCGGTCAATCTTGCCCTTGAACGTCTCGGCCTGGCTGGATGCGGCTCCGCCGAAAAGTTTCTGCAGCTCGTCCGTGACTAGTTTGAGGTCACCGGACTTGATCGCGGCCTTGTCGAGCTCGGGTACAAGATTCTTGAGACTTCTGAAGTTGCCGTCATACGCTTTGACCAGGGCCTGGGCCACTTCTGATACAGGTTTGCCCGTTCGAGCCGACACGTCGAGGGCGGTATTCAGCAGCTCTTGGGCTGTGTTGAAGTCGCCGGTCTTGGTGGCTAACTGCGTGAGTGCCGGGAGTAACTCATCTTCTGACACTCCGGTAGCACGCTGCAATTCGTCTACATATGCCTTCGCCTTTTCGGTGTCCTGCGCGATTCCGACGGCGGCGAAAGCGTCGGCTAGTTTCTTGTTGGCAGCTTCCTGCTCCATGGCAGCCTTGACGCCATCGACCGCGAACTGAGTTGCGAGGGCACCGGCCGCGATACCGGCACCGAGCATCGCCGGCCCAAGCATGTTCTTGAAGGATCCGGCCAGGCCGCCGATAGCGCCCTGGAACCCGCCCATTCTGCGTTCGGCGTCGTCCAGGCCCTTGCGGAACTTCTGCGTATCGGCCGCTATGAATACCTGAAGGGTCCTGCCCTGCGTCGCCATCAGCCGATGCCCCTCCGGTCGTTGTTGAACCTGTCGCAGATGTCCTCGATGGCCCGGCCCCATTCCTGGATAGCGCCAGGCACGTAGGACCGGGCGAAACGCATCCAGTTGCGGCCCTCGGCGAACGTGGCCGCGGCGGAGGGATCCGACGAGCGGGAAAGGCCTTTATCCGAGGGATACCGGACCATGTTTGGTGTGGCTCCGCGGCCGTATCTGGGCCGCTGCGCACCGATCACGATGGACGGCAGCCGGTCACGCTTGGCTTTGATTGTCGCTTGCAACTTGTCCCCCCACGGGCCGGCGTTGCTGGCGGCTGACTTCCACGCCGGGACCATGTGCTGCGTGGCGATGCGCTGCGACGCGAGCCGCAGCTCTGCGCTGGCCTCCTTCGGCAGGGCCCGCAGGTCCCGTAGCAGCTCGTTCAGTCCCTCGATCTCGACGTCTGAGGTCCGGCTTGCTCTAGCCACCGTTCGCCTCCCTCAGTATCGCCAGGAACTCTCCTGCATCCATTTGTCTCACCTGGTCCGGTGTGCAGCGCAGCAGTACTGCTAGCCGGATGATGTGCCGGCTCAGGCCGGCCAGATAGGGTCCGGCGCCTTCCTAGTGTCCAGAACCATCAGCGTGTGATCCGTCGCCCAGGCCCGGATCTCGTCCAGGCTGGCCAAAGTGTCATGCGTGGCGTAGTACGCCATGCACATCGCCTGCGTGGCCTCGACTGGTTTCTTGTCCTCACCCATCGTGCGCTGGAAACGTTCGAGGGCCGCGACCGTGCCGAGCTGGATCACCTGGACATGCCCGTCAATGCTGACGAGCAACTCGGGCATCACGGCGCGTCAGCGAGAGTCAGCGCCCCTTCGAGCGTCGCCGAGCACGTAGCGATCCCGTCGGCGGTGAACTCCGTCGACACGCTGGAAACGGTCATGTTCCCGGTCCACTTCGCGTCCCCGCCGACGATGGCTACCGCGTTGGCCGCACCGGATCCCTGGGCCGTGTTGAGGGCACCGACCAGGCCGGTTTCCTCGTCGTACAGCCAGGACACCTCAAGTGTGCAGTTATCGTCGGTCGACTTGTACGCCATGTCGGTAAGGGTCTTGATCCGGGTGACGCTGGTCTCTCGTGTGATGGTCCCGCCGGTCACCTGCGCGGAGTACGCGACGGCGTTGTACGTGAACGTGAACTGCGAGCCAGTGATGGCTGTAGCTGGCATTTCTCCTCTATTCCTTCATCGTGACCTGGGTAGACATCTCTACCGCCATTATCTGGCCCTGAGCGCCGATATCGACGAACTGCGGCGGGCCCACGTATGTGACGCGGAACGCATCCGGCAGGGACGATAGGACGTCATCGACCAGGTCCTCGGCGTCGAGCTGCGCTCCGGCGTTGCTGCGCCCGTCGACCAGCAGCAGCAGCCGCCAACGGCAGGTGTAGTTCAGCCGGGATCCGATCCGGTCGACGTCGACCCATGGCTGGTCCGGCAGCACGACGACCATTCCGGGCTTGGGCACGGTCGGCGGTGATAGGTAGTTGTCGATCCCGGCTGCCGTCAGGGCGGATTGGATCAGCCCACGGGCCTCGGTCGTGAGGGCGGTCATCCGACCATGCCCCTCGGATCCATGTACGGGCCGATGAGTGCCATTACGCGCCGGGTCATGGCACTTGAGAGCCGGTACGGGCCTGGCTGGAAGTCGTTCGCGACGGACTGCCCACCGGCCGAGTAGCGGGCCTGGAAGACCTCGACCGCGACATGCAGGGCCGCTTCCCGTGCCGGGATCGGCTCATTGCTGTAAGCCAGCGGCGTAAGGAGTCGACCGACGATCTCGTCCGCAGTGCCGGCGACCTGGTCGAACGGGTCGGCGGCGTAGGTCAAGCCGAGCACGTCGGCTAGTTCCTGTCCTGTGACGAGCATCGTCGGTCGACTCCTGCCCGCTATGCCTGGTTGTAAATGCTGACGATGCCGCCCGAGATGTACGGGATGAAGGTGGCATAGCCGTAGATGGCGACTTCGCGGCCGAGGTTTGCCGCGACCTCCGCCTGGGCGAACCTGGGGCCGTCCTCAAGCCATCCGCACGCCATGCGGTTGGTGACGATGGCGTCCTCGGTCTCGTCGGTGGCGAACTCACGCGCCAGGACGATGGGGAGGCCCGCGACGGACAGGTTGAGCGTGCGGGCGTTGAACGTGCCGGCCACGTTGCTCACCGGGTACGAGTCGGGCTGGAATGAGGACCAGCCGCCGATCTTCTTGTAAACCGCGGAGTTGACGTACACGACCTCGGCCGGCATGCCGGTCGCTGACTCGACATCGACGGCGGCCGCGAAGACTGCCTCCCGGAACGTCGCACCGGTCGTGTCGGCCGAGAAGTCATAATCGATCCCGGCGGTGTCATTCGCCCAAAGGCCCGCCTGAAATGCGTAGTCAGTCTCGGTCCCCCACGCCCCGACCATGATCCGCTGATGGGCGGTCACGTAGGACGGGTCGGTGCGCTCGATGATCTGGTAGGTGAGCCGGTTACCCGCTGCGTAGGTGGCGAGGGTCGCGGTCCCCTTCTTGATGTCGATATCCACGGAGTTGATCTCGGTGTTTTCGCTGGCCTGGGTCGACACGATGGCCGACAGGTCAGAGTCGAAATACGGCCAGTTGACCGTCATGCCGGCACCGGCCACCGGGGTCGGGCCGCCGATGGCGGAGATGCAGGGCCGGCCACGGTCCAGGACACCGGAGATCTCCCGGAACCAGACCGGCGGGACCAGGCCGGCAGCGTCGGCAAGGTTCGACACGTCAAGGGCCCGGTTCTCGACTTCGCCGCGCCACACTGCCTTGACGTACTCGCCCAGGCTGCGGAACTGGGAAAGGACTGGATCAGCGTCGGTGACGTGCGCCTTCGCCTGGATTGCTGCCAGCTCGTCACGCAGCTGCGCGATCTGCTCGCGTGCCTCGATGTCCGAGGTCGGAGCCTCGGCCTCGATGACCTCGGTCATTTTTTGTTCCTCTCTCACTGCGGATACTGCCGCGCCCGTGTAGGCCGGCATGTGGGTAAGGCTGACTTCCAGCAGTCCGGCTTTTACGTGCCTGACTGCGTCCTTGGTCTGCGAATAGGCCGTTTTGAGCGGGTTGAACCCCACCGACAGGCCCCGGCTGGCGCCGGTGCGCAGCATCACTGCCGCGTCACGGCCGGCACCGGTGTTGATGATGTCGGCATCGATGTACAGGCCATCGGCCTGGTTCTCGGCCGCTGTGATGATCCCGATGGGCTCGCCATGCCGGTAGGCAAGCGGCTTGCCGACGGCCTCGGCCGCGTCGAACGCGTCCCGCTCGATGGTCTCCGTGACGCCGCCCACCTTCGTGGCCTCGTTGTACGGCACGGCACGACCGTGGATGTGGCCGATGACGTCGCCGTCCTGGCCGTCCTCGCGCAGCTCGTACACGAGCGTGGACTCGCTGAAAAGTGTGTTCACTGCATTACCTCCATCGGGAGATCCATGAGGGCGCGGCCCTCGTCGGTCGTGATGATGCCGAGGGGCAGCAGGGTGCTAACCAGGCTGGCCAGGTCGGCCGGGTTGCCCCGCAGGAAGACGCTGGTATCGAACGTGACCGTATGCCCGCGTGGGGTGACGTCATTCATGGATAGCCGCTGGGTGATGAGGTTCATCACGGGCGTTAGCCCGGTGTCGAGGAGCTGCCGGTACAGGTCCACGCGATTGGAGTAAGTCAGGCTAGATCCTGGTACGCCGGCGCCGGTCCAAATGGGATCCAGGTTGGCCATGCGGGCTATCTGGATGGCCGCATGGTTCTTCGCGTCGACGAGCTGCAGCTCGGCTGCGTTCCACCCTTGCGGCTGCGCGTCGAGGGTGCTGTTCAGGTAGGCCGTGGCGCGGTCCTGGCGGGCCTGCTCCCACGCGTCGAGGATTGCGTCGACCTGGTCCGCCGGAAGGTCAGCGCCAGTGTTCTTCAGGATCATGCTGGGCAGTGGCGCGTCGGCGTACCTGAACGTTGCATCTTCGAGGGCCGCGGCCGTCGTGATCGCGGTATAGCCGGTCTTGAGCCAGCCGCCCAGGCCGTCACCGTCGAACCGGATCAGCTGATTGAGCGGCACCGGGGATCCCTTGTACAGCACCTCGCCGTTCGACTCGACTACGTCAATGGCCGGCAACCGGACGATGGCGGCCGGGAAGTTATCCCAGGTGCGCTCGATCACGCGCCAGTACGCCCGGTCATGCAGCAGCAGATCGTTTACCAGCCGCATCATTTCGGCGGAGTACGTGGTGCCCTTGCTGGGCTGCATGAGAAATGTGCGGGTGACGACCTGGGCACCGTTGACGTACTGGCGCAGCGGGAAAGCGCTGATGGTGTGCGAATAGGTCTTGAGGGCCTTGACCAGCGCGGGGACCTGGAAGGCGACTGCCTCGAGGACAGTGCCGGTGCCTGGGCGGTTGAGCTGCATCTGCAGCTGGATCAAGGTCGACTCGCGGACGGCAGGAGGCGGAGGCTGGACCGATGCGGCCGCGACTTGCTGCCGCAAAGCCTCCGCCCGCTGCACGACACGCAGCGGCCGGGTCACAGGAGAAACCAGCGCCACGCTCGTATCCTACGCGCCCCGCCTCGGGCGTGCCCGAACCATGGCAACAGGGCGTGGCGCCTTGCTTGCGTCCCAGGCCGCGAACATGACGGCACGGGCGGCGTGAACGCCGCCGCTTCCCTTCGGCGCGGTCATCACCCACCCGTGCTGTCTTTTTGCAATCGTAGTTCCGAACAGCTGCTCTTGTAGGAGGCGGCTGCCGTCGTGCCGGATGAGCCGCCGGTTGAACAGGTCCATTAGTACCTGGGTGGCGGTCACTGCCTCCCGCTGCCCGACGATGCCATCCGCCCGAGTCCTAAGCCGGTCGATGTAGCCGGGCGTAATAAGGGTGTGCATGGTCGGATGGCTGGCCCGGAGTGCCGAAAGCCTTTCGTCCACGTCCCGGATTGTCGGGTGGGCCGTGACGCGCACATGCACCAGGCCGTCACCGTCGACCGCGGCAATCGCGACCGCGTGGCTGGATCCGTCGAAGTCGCTCTCGACCGCTACATGCCACATGCCGGCCGGTAGTTCCTCGCCCGTCAGGCAGTCGGCCCAGTTACGTTCCGGCAGCCAGTGATTAGCCAGAATCGTCCACTGATTCAGGTATTGCCGGCGGAACGCGTCGTGCTCGATCTTCTCGAACTGGCTTTTCACGAAAGCATTCCGGCGTGGGTTCCACTCAGGCGACCCCCACATCCACGTCGAGGTCTGCTCGATGTCGGCCCCAGGCGGAGCTGACCACTCGAGGAGCAGGGTGTCGGTCGGGGCGTCGAGCTGGTCGATGGCCTGCTGCCTGTATGCCGCCATCAGGTCCGAACGCGAGTCGCCGGCCGTGGACACCAGCCACAGCTGCGGATTGTCCCGCTCCGCCATCGTCGGCATGATCGCGTCATCGATGGTGTCACGTTCGACGCGCCACGCCTCGTCAACGAAAGCCATCGATATCGAGTATCCGACACCCGCGTTCTCGTTGGCCGCCTGCACAATCCACCGGTCCCCGGTCGGCAGCTCGATCTGAGTGTTGTTGTTGCCCCACTTCACCGCCTGGCGGCCGTACTTAGCCTGCGCCCACATGCCGGCCGGGCGGAACACCTCGACCGCGGTCTGCCGGCGGTTGGCGACGTGGAGGATTGTCTGCTCGCCGCCCAGCAGCTCGGCGTGATGCAAGCGCCACATGCATAGGGCCCGGCTCAGAACAGACTTACCGGACTGTCTCCCTACCGTCACAATCACCGTGCGCCAGATGAGCGCCCCGTTTTCGTCATGCTCAAGAGCTCGTGCTAGTGCGTGTGCCTGCCAGCCACGCAGTTTCAACGTCATGTGCGCTTGGATCCACTTCAGGGCATCGTCCCCATACGACCCCGTACACGCGCCAGGACGCTTCGACTCCAATCTAGGCAACACCCACCCATCAGCATGGAGTCGCGGTTCCAGCGGGCTTGAATCTGGCTCTACGCCGGTGCTCTGGGGATCAAGAAGG